GAGCCATTTAAAACAGCCACTAGATTATTGCCAAAAACATAACTACCACCATTAGTCAATCCAACCAAAAGGTAGGAAAGCGACAAGGATTGGGTTGTTTTTAAAGCAGTAAAAATTCCTGAAGATGGTGTTGTAGCGCCTATAGTTGTGCTATCGACAGTAGAGCTTGTAATTGCTATACCAGAAAAACTTCCACCTGTAGCACCACCTCCAACTGAAAGGGTTGATACGCTTGGGTTTTGAAGCCATTGTTGCCATGGAACAGTAGGCATTTTAGTTTTTTCGTCTAAAAATGGCGTTTGTGGATAATTAATCTTATAGGTTGGTGCGCTGGTAGTCAATTTTCACCTACCGATGCTTTTAAATTAGCCGAAACAACAACAAACTTAACAGGGTCAGAAGTAGAAACTTCATAAATCCTGTCTCTTGCCCAACCTAATCTGCGCCAAATAGCACGATTACTGTATTTACCTTGTAATCCTACTGAAGTCCAGTTTTCTTTTGTCCATGTAGAGCCACCGTCACTAGAAATTCTAAGCATAGCTTGAGGATTTGTGCCTTGACCATTTGAAAGGCCAACTCCAGGCTGAAACTGTATTTGGAATTCTTCAAAATATTGTCGTTGTAAGTCGGTAACAATATGAGGACATCTACGCAATCTGCGTATAGGTGTACCAGCATCCGAATATACGCTATTGTCTAAAGCGTATAAATAGCCATTTTGGTAGTCGCCAACAATAACTTTATTTTGAAAAACTGTAGAACAATTTGACCGATGGCGTTGAAAATTGCCATAAACATCAGTTGAAAGCCATTTGTGCCAAAACTTGGTTGTAGCATCATAGACCCAAGTTAAATTAATAGATGGAAATGAACAAACATAAAATTCATGACCTTCTATTTGGTATGTATAAGCAATTGCATCACTTATTGTTTGATTAAGTAATGTATTTTCAACAGCATGGGTTGATATTCTTTGGGGCAAATAGCCCTCAAAAGCCATAAACATAGCTTGCCCACGATTATTTTTGCTTAAAAAGGCAAAACTTCCAGCAATTCTAGCTATTGAACCTTGTGCAGCGCAACCAAATTGCGAGTTAGAGCCAGGAATAATCTGAAAAGGAAATGGAAATAAACCAGCATCAGTCCAAATTTCTGATGTCCTGTCGCCCATTAAATATACCTGTCGATTATTAACAATTAAACCTACAAGATTATCTGAGCTACCAAACTTTGATGCAAAACTTAATTGTGGCGAAGCAGTAGATAAAGCATTAGTAGAGCCATATAATTGGCTGTTTCCACCTTTGCTGTAAACTAAATAGTTATCAACAATATCTACAGTATTTGCACCAGTAAAACCACCATCTGTTCCTGCAATAACAATAAAACTGGTTAAATTGCCATAAGTGTAAGAATAACGATTTACGCCATCAACAACCATAGCTTGAATATTGTTGTCCTGAATTTGAACAAAACCAATATTGGTCGTTAAATAACCCAAAATAGTAGCTGAGTAATTAGCATCTATTAAATAGACTGTATTTCCTACTATTGCCATAAAAGTATTACCATCTGGCGAAGTATGCAAAGCTCTAACAGAAGCATTGTTTAAAACATTGGAAACCGTAGTTAGTCCAGGAGTAGGATATAAAGCTATTACGCCTCTAGCATCTTGAGGCTTAGTCGGGTCAATTTCAGGATACCAATTAATACATTCTTGGGCATCTTGATAAATAGATGGCGCTTCATAAGCTCCACCAACGAATCCAAAATCAGCCATTAGCCTGTAAACCCACCGTTAAGAATCCAACCAGCATCTTTAGCTCTGCTAGATAACATGGAATCAGGAAAACTAGCAGTCATAACTGGTTTCATATTGGTGCGTTTTAAGGTTGATTTAGCTTGTGCAGCATAAGCATTAATCATAGTTATTTGAGTCTGAGAAGCCTTGCCATACATAGGCATAAGTCTTTCGGCTAAACACCATCTAAGCGCCATTGAATAACCTTGGGGAAAAGCTAAATTCTCATAAATATCATCATAAGTGCTAAAAATAGTAGATGTAAATAAGTGCATTTCGCCTTGAGCAGGATTAGGCCATACAGTTAAATTGCCTGATTCTGCGCCAGCATTGTAATAAAGAGCTTTAGGCCATGGACCATTTAAAGTCTTTAAGCCAATTTGATTGTAATTTTCAAGAGCTAAAATAGCCACTTGATAATCTAAGCCGCCACCATAAATAGGCTGACCATTACTAGTCGTATTAATCCGCACAAATGCTGAATCAATGCCCAAAGGCTTCTGATAATAAAGAATAATAGGAATAGGCGTTACTGTAGCTGTCATAGCTGTGCTAGAGACTGTTTGGCTGGCACTTACTGTGTATGTACCAACTCCACCTGAAGCGCTTAAAACAGCAGTTATAGTCGTTCCTGAAGTAACTCCGCTTCCGCTAATAACTGCGCCAGCTCCTAGATAACCAGTAGAAATAGCGCTTACTGTCAAAGTTGTTCCTGCAATCGATGCCGTAAAAGCAGGCGCAGGAGTCGTAGCATCTACATTTAATCTATATGTACCAGCTTCATTGACATTACCACCAGCACCAGTTAAAAATTCAACAATTTTAGTAGCTACGCCATTGACTCCAATTCCACTAAGGGTTTGCCCTAATGCTACTGCGCCAGTTGTTGCATTGGTTACAGTTAAGATTTTGCCTGAAATTGTGCCAGTAATAGAAGCGCCAATGTAATTTGCTGTGCTTGGGTCAGGACCAATCGTATATTGAGTTTGACCAGAAATGAGAGGAAATACAATTTCCGTCACATTGTAAATCATCATGCCTTCATTTGACCATTGGTCAATGATGTCATTAAGCATATCAAAAGCATCTTGAGCCGCATCAGCAGTTGGAACTTCACCAGCTTCTAATGCTCCGATGTCTTTTAATGCTCTAGAAATAATATCGATTGGCGCTGTCATTTTTTACCTTAAATTTTGACACTAAATGTAGGCTTAACCCATGATTTTTTTACTACATCTTGCGTGTTATTTAATTGTTTTTCCAAATTTGCTTCAATAATGCAAACATCATTAACAACAGATTCGGCTTTAATCCAATTAATTACATCAATTTCTGATGTTTGGTCAGTCATTTGACGAGTTTTATTTGTAAATGTCCAAAACCCTTCGGTGGAAACGGAATCATTAGTCACGCTATATTTTGCTTGATTAATAATATCGTTTTCAGCGAAAACATCAAGAATTTTCCAAATCATGCTGAAGCTACCTCTTTCCAAGATAGAGTATCTTCATTCCATTCGTATAAGCCTTCTGGCTTTGGTGTAGGTGCTTCCCAAAGATAGCTTTCAGAGTTTAATGTCCAACTAAGAAAAGGACTAGGTGCAGCAAAGCCTATGCCATCATAAGTGTAGCCAATGCCAGCATAGTTCTTATTTAAAGCTTCTTTGCCGTCAGGTTGACCATCAATACCAAAATGAACACCGCCTCTAGTGTTATAAGAAGTTTGAACCCAACCATGACCTAATACACCTGTATCAATAAAGTCTTGTTCAGCAACAATGACTTGGGTTACTACTCCGTTTTCTACTTTTGCGAAATGCGACATGATTGCTCCTTTAAGCTGTGTATGTACCACTACTGGTGTAAGTTAAGATTGTGTTACTTCCGCTAGTTGTTACTGTAGGTGAACCTGTGGTTGTGCCTGAATAACGAGTTGTTGCAATTGAAATAATTACTACTCCGCTACCGCCATTTCCGCCAGCCGCATTTCCTGCGTTTGCTCCGCCACCACCACCGCCACCTGTATTTGCAGTTCCAGCAGTTCCTACACCAGTTAAAGAACCAGCTCCTCCGCCACCTAAACCACCAGCGCCAGGTGTTGCTCCAGCAAAAGTAGCTCCACCGCCACCTCCGCCAGCGTAATAAACAGATGATCCAGTTATGGATGATGAAATTCCGACTCCACCTGCTCCAGCGACAGTTCC